ACACTTGCCGCGAGCGGGTTGACCACGGCACCTACTTGCTTCAGGGCTTCCTGCACGGCGGCGTGAACCTGCCGCTGCACGTCATGGGCACTGCTCTTCAACCGGGCTTCGATTGCCGCATGCTGCTCAGGCCACTCTTTCTTCAGCACCGCGAGCGCAGCCGTTTCTTCCGCCGTTGGCTCGTAGGGCTTGGAAAGTGCCTCCGCCTTTGCTTTGCGATCGGCCTCGATCGCGACCTTCGCGTCCGCGGCCAGCTTGGCCTTGGCTTCGGCCGCGACCTTGGCTTCCGCGTCAGCGCGCACCTTCGCTTCTACCGCGATGCGTGCATCTGCGTCTGCCTTCACCTTGGCATCCGCCGCAGCTTTAACCTCCGCAGCTTCGCGCGTAGTTTTTTCCTCCGCGGTCTCTTCCTTGACTTCCTCCTTGATTTCTTCCTTGACCTCGGCCTTCACTTCTTCCTTGACCTCGGCCTTCACTTCTTCCTTGACCGGTTCGACCTTCGCTTCGACCTTCACCTCATCCTTCACCGGCGCAGTCTGAACTTTCTCCGCCCCCTCGAGCGCGGCAGCGTCGAATGCCTTGTCCCAGTCGTCCTTGTCGTCCACTACCACTACTTGTGCCTTAGCCATTGTCATTCTCCTTTTATTGTAGGCTCGTCGTCGATCATGCGCACCATTTTGCGCAGCGCTCGGGACTCCCCCTGGTATTGGAGCAACTCGTCACCTGACGAGTCCATCCATCTATTATTCACCGACTCAATCCGCATCAATACCAACTCTCGAAGGGCGCGCACGCCCTCGTCGAGCCGATGACGATGCACTTTTTGCTGAAGTTCAAGTTCTGCCTCGCGAGCCATTTTATATTCCTCCAAGAGAAAATAATTCGTACGGCCAGTGCCGGTTACCTTTGGTTAGGTTCTCAACACCAGGGAGAACCTGGAGATTATCCTCGCAGTGCAAGCCACACACCCGCGGTGACTTTAGCGGCACGATATGGTCAACATGCCAAGGGGTCCCATCCCGCTTGGTGAAGATGGCGGCCTTCCGATACACGTCTTCAATGTAGCCTTGGTTGGCCCAGGCGGGGGTAGCCTGCAACTGTTGAGCGCGCCGCATTGCCGTGCTAGCATTCACTTTTGCAGAATACTTCTTTTTGTACGCTGCTTGGTGTTCTGCCATCCGAGCGGGATTTTTCTTTCTCCAGGCGCGCCTAAGGGTCGTCACCTGAGTGGGATTTTTCTTTCTCCAGGCGCGTCCGCGGGAGGCTTCCTGTGCAGGATTGTTCTTTCTCCACTCGCGCCCATTTACTACCATCAGCGCCCGCATACAAATTTTGCAAGCTCCATGCAACCCGTCACGGGGACCCTGGCAGGAATAGAACTCCTCGCACGACTTCTCTACTCCGCATTTCTTACAGGTTTTCATGCCGCCTCTCCTGGGGTGCCAGCGCCTTTGCCACTGTTTGTAAGACCATCAAGTATTGTCTGCACTACCTCCACCGTGGCGCCGGTCTTGGCCGCCTGCCCTTCCAACACTTTCTTGAACGCCGATGCCATAAGATCATTCACCTTCGCTTCGATCTCGTCCCCCTGCAACTGCATGAGCTTTTGCTGCCCGGCCTGCGCTGAAGCGATCTTCTGCTCAGCAGCTTCCTGTGTCTCGAACAACTCCTCGGTCGGAATGTCGTGTGCCTTGGCCTTCGCTTCCAAGAGTTTCCGCGTCTTGATGTGTGCGCGTTCCTCATCGGTCAGTGACGCGGAGAAGACATCGAGCTGCTGGCCCTGAACTTCCTTCGCAATCAGGCTGGTCGACCCACGCGCGATGACATCGAAGTCCCCGTCGCGGGACTCGTTCGGATCGTAGCGCATATTCCACTTGACGAGCGCGCCCATAACAGAGATCGTGAACGAGTCGAAGTTCCGCACCGTGTCTCGAATCGGGAGTGCAGCGGCGCCGAGGAACATGCTCGCGTTCTTCGACGTGCGCAGTGCTTCCGAGCCACCCCCGGACGTATCCCCGAGGGAAGGCGGCGGGAGCCCGGACTCGCTATCCGCGAACTCGCGGAACATCCGCACCATAAGCATGAGATCACCCAGGCGGCTCTGCCGCACGAGCGTTCGCACGGCTGGTGTCTGGGCAGCGACGCCCTCGGTTTCCTCGGTCCACACCTTATAGGAGGCCGGGTCCGTATTGTGCCCAGGCGTGAGCTTCTCCTTGTTGACGACCAGGTTTTCCCCCCCGATACTCGCCTCATCGAGCGCCATCCGCGCCGACTCGCAGATCGAGAGCTGAGAATCGCGGAGCGTATCGCACTGCCCGTTGCCGAGCAGGGACAGGTCATCTTCCTCGAACATGAATTCGTGGTGCATCCGCGCTTCGTCCCCAAGGATCGCGACGCGGGCCTTGATGACGACGTTGTCGAGCAGCCACACGTTCCCATGATAAGTCTTCGCGAGATCCGCTTCAGCTACTGTCGCGCCGGCCTCGCGCAGTTCGTGCCCAGTCACGTCCCCCCAGTAGGCGAGCGAGACATACTTCCGCCCGTCACCCAGCTTTACGTTCGTCCGGTCGCTCTTCGGCTCCTGCGAGAGTGCGGTCTCCCAATGTAGCTGTTGGTGGTTCCCCGACTTATGCTCGAGCAACCACTGGTCGATCGCCGCCTTCCTGAAGTCCGCACGCTTGCCGAGAGCCTCAACCTCGCGCCGGCTCATGACATGGCGCTCGAACGTACCGTCCTGCTTATTCAGCGCAGTCGCACTCATATCCGGGTAGTAGTTCCACACTGGCAGGAACTCGAGCAGCGGCTTCAGCTTCTGCACCTCCACGGCTTCGTAGAGACCCGTGCTCACGTTCCGCGTCCACGTCCGCGCTTTATAGGGAACGTGCATCGGTCCCTTGAGGAGTCCGATATTGTAGAGCACCGCGCTGAACACGACCTTGCGGACCAGCGTAATGTACTCCATCTCTTGCAGATCATCATCGAGCTTCAGCTCCATCCGCGCAGCCTTGCCCTTCGCATACTCGCTGATCGCAGCTTCGATCTCTTCATCCTTGAGCTCAACCTCCCGCGGGTCGATCTCCTGCTCGGTAGCCTTCTTCAATACGAGCGCGTCCAGCACCTCCTGCAACTGTGCCTTGGAGAGATTCGGCAGCGGGGAAGCGTTGATCCCGTAGTTCTTCTCCGACTGAGGGAACAGCATCTGGAGAAGACGTGCGACAGTCCCAATTATTTTCCATCTCGTAACCTTCGGGTAGGCGCGCGAGCGATCCTTCGGGATCTTGACCTCGGCATCATACACACCCCTGAATTGCCGCAGGTTCTGAAGCCAATGGTCCTCGGCGGCCTTGCGGTCGTCGCGGTGTTGTTCCCATTTGGCGAATAGGCGCTGCCCGAACGCCTTCAGTTTCTCTTCGCTCAGTATAATCTCGTCGGCCATTAGTCATTACCTCGGCATTGCGTAGTGGTTCGATTGCTGGCTTTGGTCCCGGCGGGCCTCGTCCCAGCTCTGCTCGTCGCGGCGGTGCTCGGCCTTCCGGCGCCGCCCCTCATGGAAATACATATCCCCATATTCGTTCGCTTCCCCGATGTGCGAGTGATCGTTCTTGTCAACTTCCTCGGAATGGCGCCCGTCCTTATGCTTCTTGAACATGAACCCGCCCGAGAGCGCGGCGATCGTCGCTTCGCAGCCGGGGTCGACCAAGTATGCAGGCTTCCCCTGCATCGCGAGGAAGTGATCGGTCCCCGCACGCCGAGCAACCGGGGAGTTCGTCGAGGCCATCTTGACCTTGCCGAGGTGCCGTTTGTACTCACGGAACGTGTCCACACAGGAGGTCTCGTCGTTCTGCGCGCCGGTCTCGCCGCTCGGATCGCCTGTGACGATGATCTCATACTCACCCTGCTTCGCGCCACCCTTATACTTCTGTGCGAGCAGTGGTAGGAGCCGCGTCTCGATCGCGCGCTCGAGACCCATGTCGAAGCAGGCGATATCGTCCAGCGTCAGCACGCGCCCGAAGGCATCTTGTTGTTTCAGCACGATCGCCGGCGTCAGCCCGAAGTCGGCCGCGACGAGCAGCACCAAGTCTCGGTTCGGGATGATCGGCGACTTCGCGACGTGCAAGTCCCGACTGAACTCGGGGTGCACCGGCCGGCCGCCCTTCGAGCGCCCATACTGCGCGAGCACGTTGACGCGGATGAAGTCCTCGGTCTTGTCCTTGATGAGCTGCTGGTAATAGTCCGCAGGCAGGTTCTCGAGGTTCTCCGCGCGGGGGTTCAGCACGTAGCCCTCGGGCGTCTTCAACATCGCCGCGGGCTGAATATAGATGTCCCAATCGTTCGGTAGCGCTATCTTCGAATCATCCGGGTCGCGCCCAGTCTGCTTTGCATGCCAGTAGGAACCCTCCTCGGGCATGTTCGAGTCCCCCCACAGACCCACCCAACTCGGACCTCCCTCGTTCATCCGGGGATAACGGCCGATGCGCCCGTCGAGCGCTTCGACGATCTCGCGTGGGATCTCGCGATACTCGGCCAAAAGCGCGCCGGTCAGTTCGAGCGAGAGCAGGTTCTTTACGTCCTCGGGGGTGTCGAGCGCGGTGAAAATCACCTCCGCATCAACATCGCCCTGTTTGATATAGTAGGTCTTCGAGGTGGTCTGATAGTAGCCGAGCGAGCCGTTCGGAAACCAGTCAAACCAAGACTTCATGGTAGTGCCTCGAAGCTGGGGCATCGTGTTCCGCACGACCGCCCAGCGGCTCTTACGCTTGCCTGTGACAGTCGAGGGCCGCTGCATTTGCGCGCGCCGAGGAATATCGACAAGTCCCCCGACGGTCTTCCCGGAGCCGAACGGCCCAGCGATGAACCGGTGCCGCGCGTCCGACTGCATGTAGCGGGACACAGTCTCCGGGAACTTGATGTCGAGGCGTATCACTTTTTCTTCTTCAAAAATGGCCTTACACCGCGACCACCGGCCCGGCGCTGCACATCGAGAGCGATAGCGATCGCCTGCTTCTGTGGGCGGCCGGAATGCACCAGCTCGCCGATGTTAGCCCCCACGGCCTTCTTGCTACCGGACTTGTTGAGTGGCATCAGGCTGCCCTCGGTTCTGTAGGGGTTGACCCCAGCATGTGAGTTATCCGCATGCCGTCCATGCGCTCGAGCACTGTGCGCCCGTCGCCGAGCGCCTCGATTACCCGCACGAGCTCGTAGCCATGCTTCAACTGCCGCAGGACCATGCCGCTCGTGTCGCCGAATGCCTGCTCGAACGCGTGCTCGAGCGGCGTCCAGAGGTTCCGCGCCGCCTGGATCTGCCGGGCCGCGATGGGGGTGAGGAAGACCCGCGCGCTCACGAGGGCTTCCTCGGGTAAGGCACACCGCGGCCCTTTTTGCGCTTCGGCACACCGTAGGCTTCAGTCTTCATGCTCGTCTCCTATCCAATCGTGTACTGACTGCACCGCCAACACCACTACCGCGAAGAACACCACTAACACTATCGCTGTGATGGCAAGCACGGCGAGTACCGCATACTTCACACACCGACTCGTGCGCATGTAGCCACCATGACATGCGATTCCGAGTAGATTGTCTTCGCTCGCCGCATCGCGTCATGTCGGGCCACTACGCATTGCTGCTCAGTAGCGTATGTCTGCCGCCACCCCATCACCAGCCCGCTGTCAACCGCGACCGGCATCGACAACACGAGCAGTATCCACAGCTCAGTCATGCTGCGCACCGAGGGCGTGCAGGAACTCGTGCCCGAGAATATGCAGCCGCAGAGCGTCGCTGAAGCTCCGCACTCGCGGCGCTACGAGCAGTCCCGGCTGCCCGCCGGCGGGCGCATAGTAGCAGCCCCAGCCACCCTTGCAACGCTTCACCGCCTCTGTCTCGTCCTTCACCCACTCCACTTGCACACAGGCGAGTGTATGCGTCGGAGGCTTGTAGTAGCGATAGTCCCCTGGCGTCGCCGTATCTGCGGGAGCGTTAAACGTCACAGCCAATAGCAACAGCGCGCCTGCGAGTCTCATAGCTCTACCCCTCTATGGTGATGGGCTCGTGCCCGGTGGTAACAGTCTGCGGGGCCTGGCCGGCGAACGTGATGCTCAAGTGCAGCCCCCCGCCGGCGCCGGTGTCCTTCCCGTCCTTCTTGGCGGGCTCGAGGTCAGCGACCCGCGCCATCCACTGTATCAGGTCCGCTCGCACGGCCGCGGAGGCGTGATCGTCGGTCGCGATCTCATAGCCGTGCTGGAGCAGGTCCTCGGCCATCACGCGGGCCTTCGCGCGGAACGAGAGCCCCTTCTCGCGCACCTCCTGCGCGGTGTGCTCGAGTAGCGCGGCGAACCCCTGCGTCTCGAGGAGCGCGAGCGCCTGCTCGGGCGCGTAGCCGTGCTTTTGGAAGATAACAGCGGAGTCGTCGAGCTTCAGCGCGAGCTCGAGGGCGAGGCGCTCGTATTGCGCCTTGTAGGCCGCCGGCAACGCGGCGAGCCGCTCAGCTTGGCGAGTGCCTATGAGGTCAGTCATCAAGACCCCTTCGTCCCTTGTAGAGCCAGCTCCTGCTCACACAGTTCGGGCGTGAGCCAGGGTGCGAGGCGAAATGGCGAGACCTCGAGGAGTCGGCGAGTATCGCCGAAGCCCCGCTGCGCCATCTGCTCGAAAGGCGTTTCTTCAAGCACGAGACCCGTCGCGCCGTCGATCAGCGCTGTCGTGCGGCGTGTGTCCTCGTCAAGCACGCGTTGCAGCGTGACGTCGTTGACTTGTACGGGAGAGAAAGGGCTGCCCATACTCACAGTGTCGCACGTCCTGTCAGGCAGCGCTACCCTGTAAAGTGCTTTACATATGCTATTTTTTGTCAATTACTTTACAAAAGGCTTTTTGCCTTGGGATGCACGCGTAGAGGAGACAAGACGCCGGCCCGCGCGAGCCCGCCCCCCAACTGCTTCGCCGCCCCGCTGTTGTGCCGCAATGTGCCTCACCGCCTGACGAGCGCGCAGCGGGACGTGCCACACTGCGCCGCAGCTAGGCTACGTCGCACGCAACACGTTGATACGCAAGGGATAAGGCGGATAAGGCAGGCGTTGCAGCGGGATACGGGGCAGTGTGGCGGCGAGGCGGGGATACCAAGGCAAAGACGATCTGCCTTATCTGCCTAGCGCCTGCCTAGTAAGTAGCGTTGATCCATAAGAATAAATCCACATAAGACTAGCTATATATAATTCTATTCATACCACTACCCGATAGACGAGTGTCAAGCGGGGCAGCGTGTGCGTGCCACACTGTCTAATGCTGCAATGTTGCTTGTCTAGATTTAATTTGCATTTATCCTGCCTAATATCCGATTGCCTAAACCTATCAAGCTATTGCGCTGCCTAATTTTCACCTGCGCCTGCCTACTCATCTGCCTAATCTGCCTAGTTGAACCTCTACCGTGCTACACGGTCCCACTGCGATGTTGCCTAAACATCTGTATCACGCCTGCATTGCCTGCGGCACGCTCCGCGCGCCTACCTGCTTCGCCAAGGGCACAGATACCTGTAGCTATTGCCGGGCTCGCGCACCGCGTCTTGCCCTGCTACTCGCCCGCCTAGACGCCCACGCGCGACTACTGGCATCCCTGCCCTCGCCCTACCTCGTGCGCTGCACTCGCTGTCGGCATGACCAAGCGCCCACGCATTACCCCTGGCTACCGGGGCAGGCCATGCGTGGGACTGTCTGCAAGTCTTGCCACGGTGCCAAGGCAGGCCGCCCACGTGGACCGCTCCCGCCACCTAAGCCGCTACCCTACGGGCCGACCGCCCGCCGCACTGCCGCGCGCCGTCGAGCGCGCCGCCTACTCCGCACCGCTTGACATGCGCCGAGGACGCGGGGAGAATCCCTCCTACGCGCTGCGACTTCGCCGCGCATATCAACTGCCAG